GGAGGAAGGTGTTTGGCTCGAGAACATTGTTGAACTCCCGGCTAAGGGGACTATCCGTAGTCTCTATGTCAGGAACGACAACAACACAACAGTCAACACCAACCTCCGTCTCACGAATGAGATTTCTATACTGCTGGACTCGAAGATCCAAACTTACTTGGAGACGCTCAAGTATGTCGTTTACAAAGGATCAAAATGGGAGGTACAGTCGATCGGAGTTAATTACCCTCGGTTGACGATCAACCTTGGAGGTCTCTATGCGCACGTATAAAGACCTTCTGCACCTGCTCCAGCAGGCCGTTAAACACAACCGCGTTTACTTCCAGCCTCCAGAGAATCTGAAGATTGGATACCCCGCGATTGTCTTTCACCTTTCGAAGATCGAAGTCGATCATGCTTCGGACGTACCATACAAGGGCGCTCGGGAGTACTCAGTTACTCTGATCACGAAAGAACCAGAGCCGGATGCGATCGATGAGATTCTCAAGATCCCGTATTCGTCTCTTGACCAAACGTTCGTTAGCGACGGAATGAATCATTTCGTCTTCTCCGTATACCTATAAGGAGATACACATGCCGCAAATTAAGTGGGACGAAGAAGGCACCCATATTTACCACACCGGCGTGTCGAAGGGTGTTCTGTTCCCCTTCGATAATGCCCAGAACCGCTATGGACAGGGCGTGGCCTGGAATGGCCTCAAAACTGTCACCGAAACCCCGGAGGGCGACGAGTCCTCCGATATTTATGCCGACAATCTGAAGTACTTGACGCTTCTGTCGGCACCCTCGTTCAAATTCACAATCGAGGCATACACCTATCCCGACGAGTTCGCGTTGTGTGACGGCACGGCGCAGCTCGTCAAGGGTGTGACACTGGGGCAGCAGCCTCGTACACGATTCGCGTTCTCATACTGTACGCGACTCGGAAACGATACGAAGGGCGATTCCTACGGGGAGCTACTTCACATCATCTACGGTGCTATGGCCGCACCATCGGAGCGTGCTTACAACACGGTTTCGGATAGCCCTGAAGCTATTTCGTTCTCGTGGGAGTGCTCCACCATTCCCGTCCAGCTGGACGGTTTCCAGCCCGTTTCGGTTGTCACCGTTGATTCTTCGAAGCTCGATGCCCAGAAGTATAAGAAGCTCACGGACAAGCTGTATGGCGCGTCCGCGGGTGCAGGTGGTGCAGCCGTTCCGACGCTGGTATTGCCTAACGAGATGCGTACGCTTCTGGCGTGATCTCGTTAGAGCTGAAGTTTGAGGGAGAGGAGCGGTTCGACGAGCGTACTAACACGTTTGTTACATTGGAGCCGTTCACTATTACTCTTACGCATTCACTGTCTGCAGTGGCCGAGTGGGAGTCGGTCTACAAGAGATCGTTCCTGGAAACCCCGCCGCAGACGGGTGAAGAGTTGGTGTATTACATCCAGTGTATGTCGGACCGCCCTCTCCCTCGCGACTTTGTTAAGCGCTTGGATCAGTCGATCCAAGTCAAAATAGCAGACTATTTGTCCGATAACGCAACGGCGACAGTTCTATGGAATCCGCCTTCGAACGGAGGACCCAGAGATGTCATGACCAGTGAGCTGATTTACTGGTATATGACTCAGTTGGGCATCCCATTTGAGTGTGATAAGTGGAACCTGAATCGACTACTTACGCTGATTCGTCTCGCCGCAGCCAAACAAAACAACCAAAAGCCAGACGCCCGGGCTTCCGCAGCCCAGCGTGCGGCTATGAACCAAGCCCGTAGGGCTAGAACAGGGAGTAGAGGATGAATGATATTCCTGCAGATGCTCAGCGACCTGCTGGGCCTGATCCGCACGAGGATTCTGATCGACAAATTTTTGAGGGAGCACGATCTTGAGCAAGATTGATGAAGTGCTCGGCCATGCATCGTACCGTATTGGGTACTATGCTCCCGAAGACCCCGAACCCGGCAGTGAGGCAGGCCGTTGGTTGGCTAAGAAGATGGGCCAGCCGTGGTTGGCCGGTCCGTCTGAGTCGGTCTGGTGGTGTATGTGTTTCATCAGCATGTGTTTTGACATGGCTGGCGAAATCGACGCTATCGGTGGCTTCAGCTACAACACTGATGTCACTCGCAATCGTATGACCGAGGTCGACATCGAGGATGCGCAGCGAGGAGACGTCGTTCTCTTCGACTGGGATTCCGATGGCGCCACGGACCACGTTGGCATCGTCGAAGCGAACCTGGGAGGTGGATGGCTCCAGACGATTGAGGGCAACACGAGCCCCTCGAACGCCGGTTCCCAGAGCGCTGGTAACGGCGTCTACCGTCGCCAGCGGTACTACGGAATCGCATGTGTCCTTCGTCCGAAGTGGTCCGACGAAGAGTCTGAGGATTCTTCCGAGGGAACAAATGCGATGAATGATGCTTGGTGGGGGCGTGCGACCACGTACGCACTTCAAGCTTCTCTCAATACTCCTGCTGATGGCATCATCTCCGATCAGGACATTGATGCGGAAGACGATGTCACTCGTGCGGGCACTGGTTGGGAGTTCACCGAGGATCCTGAGGAAGGTTCTGAGGTAATTCGCGCCATGCAGGACCGACTCGGAGTTGAGGTCGATGGTTTCATCGGCCCCGACACGATTTCCGCTCTTCAGCAGCGCCTTCGTAACCGAGGACATAATCTCGAAGTTGACGGCGTGTGTGGGTACCGTACTGTGGAATGTCTGCAGTACGAACTCAACAAGGGCACGCTCTGGTGGTAATTTGAAAGGAGGGCTGCCATGATCGAGATGAAGTTCGATGGCCAGTTTGATATGTCAAAATGGTTGTCACAAGTCAAGAACAAGAAGCTTCGTGACACATTGGCTACGGCTGGCGAACGCGGCGTGGCAGCCCTCCGGGCCAACACCCCGGTTGGAACCGGTAAGACTGCCAATTCATGGCAGTATAAAGTAAAGCAAACCAAACGAGGGGTTAAGATCGTTTGGTATAACACTAACATCAACAATAAGGTCCCTATTGCGATTATACTGCAATACGGACATGGAACTCGTCAGGGCGGTTACGTACAGGGTAAGGATTACATCAACCCTGCCATGAAGCCCATATTTGATGAGATCGATAGAATGGTCGAAAGGGGTATTCGTGGGTAAGTCTATCGAAAACAAGGTCGTCTCCCTCGAGCTCGACGACTCTAAATTCACGTCCCGTGTCGACGGGGTTCTGCGAAATGTTGACCGACTCAAGTCGGGAATGAATTTTAAGCAGAGCACTGATGGCCTGGATAACGTTGGCAAAGCGGCCCAGGACGCGTCCAAGCGTATGGGCGGCATCGCCGACGGAGTTAAGAACGTCAATACCTCTATCGTCAACAACAGCACAACTGCAGCAGCAGCCACTGCAAACGTCGGAGCTGCTGCAAAGATCTCCTCGACCAATTTCTCCATGCTCGCCGGCGCTGCGTCGGTGGCCATGGGTAATATCGCATCCAAGGCCCTTATGGCCGGCGGTTCAGTCCTTTCTTCGTTCACTTTCGGCCCCATCATGGATGGTTTCCGAGAGTACGAAAATCAATTGAATGCTGTTCAGACTATTCAGGCGAACACGTTCAGTAAGGGCGAAACAACGACCACCATTAACGCGGCCCTTGACGAGCTAAATCGATATGCTGATAAGACGATCTACTCCTTCACGGAGATGACTCGTAACATCGGCATGTTTACCAGTGCTGGCGTTGGTCTGAAGGACTCGGTCGCTGCAATTAAAGGTCTATCGAATGTTGCAGCCATGTCTGGCTCTACATCCGAGCAGGCCGCTACTGCGATGTATCAGTTGTCGCAGGCTCTGTCAACCGGTGTCGTGAAGCTTCAGGATTGGAACTCGATCGTGAACGCCGGAATGGGTGGCGAGCAGTTCCAGGAAGCCCTGAAGCGAACCGCGCGAACCTACGGAGTAGAAGTCGACAAGATGATCGACAAGGCTGGCTCGTTCCGAAACTCTCTTTCGAGTGGATGGCTTACCTCCGAGATCATGATCGAGACTCTCACCCAATACACGGGTGATTTGTCTCGAGAGCAGCTGTTGAACGCGGGTTACACCGAGCAGCAGGCTGACGAAATCATGCGTCTCGCGGATACCGCAAACGATGCTGCTACGAAGGTTAAGACTTTCTCGCAGCTGATCGATACCACGGCCGAGGCTCTCGGCTCCGGATGGGCATCTATCTTCCGAACTATCTTCGGCGACTTCGAGCGTGCCCGTACGATGTGGACTGCTGTGTCTAATGTCGTCAATGATGGTATCAATAACTTCTTTGATGCCATTCAGGGCATTCTCGACCGCTGGGATCAGCTCGGAGGCTGGGAAGAATGGTGGTACGGTCTAGGCGAATTGTGGACTGCCATCGCCAAACCTCTAAAGGCCATCGGTGAAGGATTCTTCAGCGCGTTCCAGGGTGACGCTGGCAAGGCTCTCTACGATTTCAGCTACTACTTCCGCCACTCGATCTCCCAGTGGCTGATGATGTCCGACGACTTCGCCAATAACCTCGGCAAGATCTTCAAAATGGCAGGACAAATCATCTCGCCCGTTCTCGAGGTTCTCATTGGGTTTGCTTCGGCCATCGTCCAGATCGGTGTCGCCGCATTCAAGATCGGCGTGATCCTTGCCGGGATCTTCGTCAAGCCAATGATCTTGATCGCTGCAAAGGTCGGAGACATCGTCTCTGTCTTCAGTGACTGGTTCGGACAGATGCTCGGCGGGACTGACATCCTCGGCAGCCTGGGCAAGGTCCTCGACTGGATTGTCGACAAGTTCCAGAAGCTTGCTGACTGGATGTATGCCGTCGCAGACGTCACAATCACTCCAATCTTCGACGGGCTCAAGGTTGTCATTGAGGCGGTGCTAAAGCCGCTTGGTGAATTCATTGACACAATCAAGACGGCCACTTACAACGTCTTCAAGCCGTTCGGTGACGCCATCTCGAATGTCTTTGGATCAATCTTCGGGTTCGCGACGGGATCTAGCGGTCCGTTTGAAAAGATCAAGAACATATTTGGCGGCTTTGGCACGTCTTTCCTCGAAACAATGACGAAGCTCGCTGACACAATTGGACCTAAGTGGTCTGAGAAGGTCAAGAGTTTCTCGGATTCCATTCTCCCGATCAGCGAGACTATCGGTAAACATCTCGGAGGTGCTGTCGAAAGCGCGGGTAGGGGTCTTAAGAAGTTCTGGGACGATGCCTCTCCTCGATTGGCCGAATCCTGGGCTGAGTCCACCAAGCGAATGAGGGATTCGATTTCGGCGGTCGGCAAGGCCTTTGGCCGAGCCGGCGATACCATCGCTAAGACGTTCGCACCCCAGGTGCAGGCGGTCAAGGAGTTTGGTAAGGCGCTTGGTGACATCTTCGCGAACATCAGAACCAATCTCGACAACAATACCTTCCTGTCTTCCATCGGCGACAGCTTCAAGAATATGATGAAGTCGTTCGGCCCATTCGGGCAGCTGATTAACGGCATCATCGATCTGTTCGGGAAGCTCGGCGAACTTACTGGAAAGATATTTGGAGGGTTCGGAGACGAAGCTGACAACGCGGCTAATGGGCTATCGACCTTCGGCAAGGCAGCTTCTGATGCATTCGATACTCTAGGAGCAGTTGGTGGATTCATCTACACAGCTGCTACTGGGATTGTCGAGTTCTGCTCGTCCGTCGTTGAGGCAATCGCCAATCTGATCACGTGGCTTACCAAGGGTATTGACCAGATCAAGAAATTTGCATCCGAGTCGCAGGCGTTCGGCGACTTCAAGAAGAACATCGGAAAGGCGTTCGACGAGGCGGGTAAGATGATTCAGACTTTCTGGTCTGGTCTCGGCTCCAGCCTTAAAGATCTGTCTATTTCGGATCTCCTTTCGGGTGCTCTGCTCGGTGGCGGTTTGGGTATGGGCTTCAAGACCCTTCAGAATCTTTTGACGGGATTCACATCTGTCACTGATTCATTCAGTGGCATGTTCGACAAGTTTGGGAAGATCGGAGACTCCATCAGTGGCGTCTTCAACTCCCTAACTAGTGCTCTGAAGTCTATGCAGGAGGTGATTAAAGCCAAAGCTCTCCGAGAGATCGCAATTTCAGTGGGTATTCTGGCCGCGTCACTGTTTGTCCTTGCGATGATCCCGGCTCCTCAGCTAATTCAGGGTGCAGTCGCGATCGGGGTCTTGGCTAAGATTTTGGTTGTCGCTCTATCTCAGATCTCCGATCTGAAGATCAACAAAACACAGATGGCAGCAGTCATCGGAGCGATGATGACCTTGTCTATTGCAGTCCTGTTGATGTCTGTCTCTGTCGCGATTCTCGGATCCATGAAGCTCAGCACGGTCGCTCAAGGTATTGGCGCTATTACGGTTCTGGTACTCGGGATGTCGTTTGCCGCTAAACAGCTCAGCAAGGATACGGGCTCGATTATGGCTGGCGTTGGTTCGATTATGGCTATGGCCATGGCTATTAACATGCTTGTCATCCCGATCATCGCGCTCGGACTCCTACCGATCAAGGTAATCGCCCAAGGCATCATTGCGGTTGGCGTCCTTATGGGGATTCTGGTTGGCTTTGTTAAACTGCTTAATAAATCGGCCGAAGATCTCGTCAAAATGGGAACCATTTCGCTCATGTTGGTTGCCTTCGCGTTCTCGATTCAAATGCTAACAGCTGCTGTGGTGGCAATGGGACTCATGGACACAGTCAAAATGGTCCAGGGACTGGTTGGTTTGGCCGCGGTAGTGCTACTTCTTGTGTCAATCGCGAACCTTATGCCGGCAACAGCCATTGTTGGTGCTGGAGCACTGCTTCTGACGGCCCTCGCCATGAACGTAGCGGTCGGAGCAATTGCTTTGATTGCGAACCATGGCTGGAAAGAGATTCTAAGTTCTATCGGTAAGCTGCTTCTGGTCGTTGGAGCAATTGTTGCGGTATCGTTTGCGGCACAGGGGGCCATCGTTGGTATCGCGGCGATTACAATGCTCTCGTTTGCTCTGCAGCTGTTCTTTACAGCCCTGTCCACAGGCGCTGGATTGAGCTGGGATCAGCTATCCAATGGGCTCTGGGCTCTGGGTATTGGTCTGGGTGTTCTCATCGCGGCGGGGTATCTCGCTATTGGTGCGGCCCCCGGTCTGATCGCCTTGGCGGTGGCTATTGGTGTGTTGGGAGCGGTAGTCATTGGTATTGTAACTGCATTCACAGTTCTGACCATTGTGCTTACGACCTTCTTGGCTATTGCAGCGCTAGCTGGTCCAGCAATCGGGGCAGGCATTGTCGCGATTGCTTCTGGTATCGCAGCAGCAGCAGCTGTTCTGGCTTCTGCAGCGCCGGCTATCCAGGCCGCATTGATCGGTATCTTCACGGCCATTGAGAATGCTGCTCCTGCAATGGGCAACGCTATCGCGTCTATGGTCCGGGCATTTACCCCTGCCGTAAATGAACTGATTATCTTGGCTGGAGTTGCTATTAGGCAATTCATCAGTCAGATCTATCAGATCATGAAGCAGAAGATGCCCGAATTGATCCAGATTTGGACGACGTTCATCACAGGTATTCTTCAGACCATTCGTAATGTCTGGCCTGATGTCTTGAAAACCGTCATTGATCTTCTGTTCCAGTTGGTCATGGCGATTGTCGAGAATCAACCAAAGTTCGCAGAAGCCTATAAGGCCCTGCTGACTGGGTGGATCGATACAGTCAAGACCTGTGTTCCGCTGATGGTGGAAGCTCTGCTTACACTGTTGCAGGCTTTGCTCGATGGAATCACAGCCAAGATTCCTGATCTAGCTGCGTCGGGCGCAAATCTGATTGCAGCAATGATCAATGGCATGGCCTCTCAAGCAGTCATCATCGTGAACGCCGCTTGGGATGCGCTCATCACGTTTATTAATGGGTTCTCGGATGCGATTGATCAGAAGGGACCTGAGCTTCAAGCCGCGGTCAACAAACTGATCAAGTCGATCATCAACTTCATTAAGAATGGGTTGACAGGCATGGCTAATCAGTTCTCGCCTCAGGCTGGGACAATTGGCCGTAACATCATCAACGGTGTCATCAATGGTGTTTCTTCGGTAGCATCGAACCTTTACAATAAGCTGCGAAATGTAGCCTCGAGTGCTCTTAGCTCGTTTAAGAGTACTCTTGGTATCCACTCGCCTTCGCGTGTATTCGCGACCGCGGCTGGGTTCATCGTCGCAGGTATTGTGCAGGGTATTGATCGCAACCAGAGTGATGCTATCGATGCAATGTCTGGCCTTGCTGATGACATGGTCAACACCATGGCTAACCTGGATGCAGATTGGAACCCGGTGATCAAGCCGACTGTTGACTTGTCCGAGGTCAATGGTCTGCAAGATCTCACAATGAATGATTTGAACGCGACAGTTGTTGGAACTTCGGTTCAAAATGGCAGCCAAACGGCTCAGGAGATCCGAGCACTCCGCGACGAACTTCGCAACAACCAGAAACCGATGGTATTCAACCAATACAACGAGTCTCCTAAGGCTCTTGACTTGGCTGATCTATACCGTCAAACCGAGCGACAACTTGAACGAATGAAGAGGGTTTAAACACCATGGCCTACTCGCTGATTACTCTAAGGCCGTCTAGCGGTCCATCATGGGTGCAACGATTGAATGAAGTAGACGACGGGTGGGTCGCTCAGATTTTGAACGGGTCGTTCGGGAATAATAAGGATTATAACTTTACGGGGAACGTCGTAACTGCGACCACCGATAAACCTATCGACATCAATATTCGACTGACTCCGACAGTTCCGGTTCCCGAACGACCTGTTCGATATTTTCTCGATCTTCTATCGTCTGAAAAAGATATGTCGGTTGCGCTTCGTGATGACTCCATCATGGCACCGACAATAACATACAAACAAAATGAGGTAAACGCTTATACACCGCCAACCCTTGCTTTAAACCGGAAAGTTTATTGGGAACAAGACTGTGTTGTCCGTGAAGTCAAATACAACTACAGCGATAATCCTGCCACAATTGAATTCACGCTAAGCACCAAAACACCAGTCTTGAACGGTCCTACATTCGATATCTACGTGGGTCTGGGAAACCAAAATTGGAGACAAGCGACTAACGACGCTCTCTTTTTGCTCAACAATCCGTCGTTTAAAATTGGTCATGTCGATGTGGAAACTTTGTCAATTGGTCTGCCTCCAGTTGGGAATAGTTCGTATCAAATTTTCAACGATGGATTGACACATTTCAAGGCGAAAATGGTGGGTAACTCGACCACTAATAATGGCCTCTTCACTATGGTGAGAAATATTGATGGTCGACGGATTTTCAAGATCACTGGTGGTTATGACGACACCGCGTCGCTGTGCTATTCAAGTGTCGCTTTCCCCATGACGCCACTCGCAGATGTGACTACGTTCTTACAAACTTTGAGAGAACCGGCTAAATTCAATGTGGCTGGCTACGGACCGTGTTATATCAAAATGGGTCTACGAATGGTTAGGAAGAGTCTCTAAAAATGCCTAATATGGTTCAGATACTCGGAGACCGGTCGATGGGTAGTTTTATATCATACCCGGTTTTCGATATGCTGATTAAAGAACGACTGTACACTTCGTCGATGACGTTCCGAACTAAGGGTGTATTTCCGTTTCCTCCGGGACGCTTAGTGTGTTGTATGGATTCGACCGGTACCCCTTTCATCATCGAAGAAATCGCATACGATTCAGATGGCGTTAGCGAGGTTCGGTGTACATCGGTTTGGGAAGCGCTAAAGCGAAAGAGTAAGGGCGGATATTATCGAAAATATGCCGACATCAAACCCTGGGCGTCAAAGATCGACCCGATCAAAATTTTGAACTACTCCATCACCGGCTTGAACAATGACAAAAACAGATGGTTTCCGTTCTGGCTTAGATACGCTGTATCAGGTAATGTATATGGGTATGAAATCGATTTTGATCCGTCTGCAAGTATTTATGACGACGTCTATGCGGCCGCCCTGTATAACCAATTATTCCTGTCGGCGTACATACGCCAAACACCCGATATTCCACAGAATATCGACGTTGTACTAGTAGTCAAGTCGCTGAATTCTACTAATGTGCCCCCAGTCGATATGGGATCGCTGAGTAGTATCCACACCCGAGTAACCAGACGTCTTCCAACTAACCCCACACACTGGTACATCGGAAAAACCAGCGATTACGGCTTCTGGCAAATGGCATCCCGCGGTCGAATTCGCACCTGGTACGAGAATCGTGCCTACATGCAGGAAACGACTGACTGGACGGGACCGTACCGGTATGAAGCCTGCATAAACGGCGACGAAAACCGAGAATGGGGGCAAATCACCGAAGAAATTCGATGTGAGCCTCTAAGATCCGTAGAAGTCGAAATCGACGAGGTCCCGTACGATACATTCCGACTAGCCGGTATCGGATATCCGGTTAAATGCTCGATTATGGGCGTGCTCATTAGCGGGTACATTATCGAACGAAACATCAGCGGTGGCGACAAGACAAACTATTCAATCAAGATCCAGCCTGATCGATTCTATGAAAACGGCGAGGAGGTCACTGATAAGTGGATCTGACCAAAATTGCCGAGCTGGCGAATCCTGTTGTCACAACTCTGTTAGGTAGCTCCGGAATTTGGATGTGGGTGAAAACAAGATCTGACCGCAACGATTCCGAAGACAAGCTGTTGCTTGGAGTCGCCAAGACTCAGCTCATCGCGCTCGGACGTTCGTATTTAGAGCGCGGATATATCACAATGGACGAGTACGAGGAGTACGAGGAAGAATACAAGCTGTATTCTGACCTCGGCGGAAACGGACTTGCCCGTCGCGTATTCAAACAGGTAGACGAACTACCTATTATGCCTAACGGCATTGACGGAAGGAATCTAGAATGAATGACAAGACCTACGATATTCTCAAGCGCGTCGCGCTGATTGTCGTCCCGGCTCTGGCTACGTTTGTTAACGCGGTCGGTATTGTGTGGGGGGTTCCCTACACGAACGAGGCGACCGCGACCATCACTGCGTTTGGGGTTTTTCTTGGAGCCGCGATCGGTGTCAGCTCCAAGAACTACGAGCCCGACACACAAGGGAACCTCGTCGTGACCAAGCACAATGATGTATATGCTGACTTCACCGCTGAGCCATCCAATCTCAAGGACGGCGACACAATTATTCTGAAGGTCTCAAAGCCGACAGAATAAAAACACAGGACATAGTGAGAAATATCCCTCTCTACGAAAGGACTCACCATGTCTAACGTCGAACGCCTCTACGAACCTGAGGACCTCGAGAACGAGGTGCTTAACTGGCTCGGTGGAGAGGACCCGTCGACCGGTGAATACACCACCGCTGTTGGCAATCTCGAACGACTGCACAAGCTCGCTAAGGACTCTGACCTTAAAGCGAAGCTCATGCCTTCATCTGAAACGATTGCCAATGGTGTGGTGTATTTGCTCGGTCTTATGGCGGTCCTCAACTACGAACAGACACACGTTCTTGCCTCAAAGGCATTTTCGATGTTGAAGTTCCGTAAGTAGAACTTCTCAGAAGTCTATAATCCTAAAAACCTAGGATTATAGACTTTTTGCCCCTGTCATATTTTACGCGCGTTATAATGAGAACTATCTCTACCAGAAAGGAACAACCATGTTCAACCAGACCAACATGTTCATTGGATCTATCTACGCGACCTCTCTCGCCACTGGAGGCCTCATTGCCCTCGGTGTCCTTAAGCTCGTGCACAATGATGATCGAATTGCAAGAAAGGCTGCCCGAAAGGCTACCGCCTTGAGTGACAACTACTTGCAGGCGATCTATCGCGTGCGCGCTCAAGAGACACTGGATTTGATCTACTCCTCTGACGCTTCTTCTGAGCTCAAGGATAAGATTCGTGATCTTTTGGATTGCCCCCTCTGAGATACCATCTCACCTATAACCCCTAACACGGGTTATAGGCTTTGACCTGCGCAAAAACTACGAGGCAAATAATGAGAACTATCAACCCTCTTTGAAAGGAACCATCATGTTCAACGCACTCACCTACGTCGTTTGCATCCTCCTCGCCCTCTCTTTCGCCTACAACATCTGGCTCGCCTATGTTGCTGACCGCTACGAGAACACCATCAAGAAGATGGCAGCCTCGTACTGGCGCACCTACCGCGACCTCGCTGAAGGCGCATCCAAGGCTGAGGTGCTCGACACTCTCATGCGTGACCTTGATCACGACCTCAATGACTGATCCCTCTACCCTATACACCATACACGGTGTATAGGCTTTGTTTTACACAAATTTTACCTAGTTCCTAATGAGAACTAACAACTCTGAAAGGAACCATCATGTTCGCTATCCAGGCTCTCGCCATCGCTTTCGGAATCACCTTCCTCCTCGCATCTTCCGTGCTGTACTACGCACGCCTGTTTGAGGCGAAGTGACCTGAATCCTGGCACGCCCAGATCAACATCAAACCTTCAAGATTCAACCTCAAAAGCTCTATAGCCCATACTTGGGTTATAGGCTTTACCCATATTTTACAGTCCTTATAGTGAGAACTACCAACTCTGAAAGGACTCGCAATGTTTATCATCCCTGCTATCCTTGTTGTGCTCAACATCCTACTCATCGTTTATTACTACTACCTGACCAAAATCGATCGCCGCAATGCGGTGAAAGAAACGGAAAGGCTCCGTGACGAACTACGAGACATGGATCGAAAGCTCATCTACGGATATTTTAAATACCGATACTCTGAGAATGAGTGACTCTCACCTATAACCCCTAACACGGGTTATAGGCTTTTGTATTTGAAACACGTCCTATAATGAGAAGTTACACCACTCTGAAAGGACTCATCATGTTCATTCTCGCAATCGTTTCCACGTTTGTTCTGTCGTGCACGCTCACTATCCTATGGCACAAAGTTCGCCAAGCTAGGAACGAAACCTCCGAATTGTGGAGGCTTTGTTGCCTTGCGCGAATTCGCTACGATCGTGAGATGAGCATCTACCACGACGACAACTTGACGGTCGAAGAAAAGTACAAGAAGATCTACAATCGATAATGTAGACTTCTCACCCAATAACCCCTAACATGGGTTATTGGTTTTCGCATATTTTACGCGGCTACTAATGAGAAATATCAACCCTCTTTGAAAGGACCACTCTCATGTCGAAGTACACCTACTCCTTCATTGCTGCCGCTACTCTTGCGATCGCTGCGCCTGTGTTCTACAACCTCGGCAGGAAAGATCGGACCGCTTTCTACAAGAAGCTGTTCAACTACTCCTGCTACGGCAAGAACCAGATGCTTCGCGAACTCTGCAAGGAGCTCCTGCGCAAGGATCTCGGAATTCGCTTCCACACCCCCGACCTCGAAGAAAACTGAATCTCAACCCCATAGCCCATACACGGGTTATGGGCTTTGCCTTCAAAATAGGAGCCATTATGCTCGCTGTAGTCGTGACATTCACGCTCATACTCGCGCCTTTTGTTATCCTGCTCGGTCTATGGGTGCTATCTCTCGTCGCTGAGTACACGATGAACCCTGTGATTGAATTAGTTGAAGAGTACCGCAAAAAGTACTCGCATACTAATGAGAACTAACCCTCAAGAAAGGAACTCACCATGTCCAACTCGACCGAACTCGAAGAGACCACCCCGAAGACCCCTCTCTCGGATCGCATTAAGTCGGTCGCCGAAAAGAGCATCCCGGTTGCTAAGGTTGCTGCCCTTAGCTCCGTCGCAATCTTCTTTGGCGCCATGACCGTTGCTGGTCTGCGTGCGTCTTCGGACTCCTCTGACGACGAGTGACACGCTCCTCTGAGAACACTCTCACCTATAACCCCTAACACGGGTTATAGGCTTTCCCATGAAAAGGACTTCATCATGCATTTTTTCGGAATTATTCTACTCGGGCTTTTAACTCTACTCTTGATCGTGGCGGAATACTACCTTAAAAGTATGTACGCAGAACTCGAGATTCTCAGAGCCGAAAATGAAACACTCAAACGGAAACTGGACGAACTCACAAGGAGCTAATCATGACCGAACGACGTATCCTCGACATCAAAGACACAGACCTCTCAGTCCCTGACGGGGGCCTCATCTCCATTTCGCTGGCTCACTCCGCGCCTGTCCGCCCAAACCAGATCGAGACGACTGCACTCGGTGTGCTCATTGGCAAGTACTTCGACGGAGTCCCTGTTAGGCTGATTGAAAAGACCCTAACGTATCACGAGGATATTACCTTCGTAAATGGCGCAGGTAAGCGTGTGACGATCACTCGAGATGAGGCTGACAAGCCCGAATCCCAGTATGCGATTGTCCCATTCCGGTTTGTCATGACTGACCGCCGCCGAGCATTCGTCAAGAACATTGTGATCGTCGATGATCTTGAACTCAGCCACCCGTATATTCTTGTCGACTCTCTGGCAGTCGGCTCCGACCCCAATTTCATTCCTATTTCCGCAAGCTCTATTCTCGGGCTCGACCTGACCACCTACATCCTCTCCCTCTGATTTCAAGAAAGAAGCACAACCATGTCCATCAAGAACACCATCAAGTTTGCCCTTAACTGGGTTAAGACCCACCCGCAGATCCTCATCACGGGTTTGGGTATTGCAGCCTCAGTAGCGACGGCCATCACTTCGGGCAAGGCCCACGCCAAGGCTGTCGTCAATGACAACGGTGCGTCCAAGAACCTCCTCGACTTCACAAAGCGAAACTGGATGACCTATGTACCGGCCGCTATTTCGCTGGGCGTCACGATTTTCGCGATTGTCTCGCTGCACAATGTCTCGTACAAGAAGTACCAGGCGCTGGCTGCCGCATACTCCGTTTCGCAGATGAACCTGACTGAGCTTCGTGAGAAGGTCGTGGAGCAGGTCAAGGTCATCAAGGAAGGCGGCAAGCCTGCTGACAAGAAGGCCACCCAGAAGGAGCTGCCCGAAGGCTCGATGGTTATTTTTGGTGACGAGGAGGTCCTCTGCAAGGACGCAATCACCGGACGTACCTTCCGTTCGACCGCGGAGAAGATCCGTGGCTATTGCAACAACATCTCGGAGGACCTGCTGAACTTCGGTCCTTGTCCTCTGAACGACTTCTACTCGCAGATCCACGTCGGTGAGACAGGCATCGGCGACGAGCTCGGCTGGGATGGCGGTGTCACCGTCAAGCCTGAGTTCCGTCCAGTGCTTCTTCCTTCCGGTTCGCCCGCGATTGAGGTCGCTCTCAACCCCGCCCCCCAGCCGAATTGGTTCAAGATCGGTTGAAGAGCTGTGACTGAAGTCACTTTCACGGATGAGCCGATCGAATACGGCAATCCTCCGAAATTCTGGCTGAGCAGGAAAAACAGTGATCCTAGTGAGAACTAACCACACCTGAAAGGACTCATCATGTTCTCTCTTGGAATTCTGCTCGGTTTCCTCGGCGTTAATTACGCCCTCGACCCCGTTCGTCTTCGTAAGAAGCAACAGAAGAACTCTTCACGCTGACTACCTCTCGCCTATACGCCTTACTGGGCGTATAGGTTTTAAAAAACACGGGCTATGATGAGAACCAAACCCTATGAAAGGACTCATCATGAACAACCGTGTCACCGGACTTTCACTCATCGCCGTTTCCGTTGCGTCTATCGCGTACCAAGCGTACAAGAACCATCGAGAAGCTGTCGAAACTGAGCGTCAGGCACGCATTGCTAACGACCGAGCCGAACAGCTCGCCGCCGATTTCTATGCCTCCCTGTCGTCTGGCCCTTCGCTCTTCAACGATGCTCTTGCTGCTATTCGCGAGAAGCACAGCTGAGACTCTGTGAAGTTCACTGACAGTCAGCTCATTAGACTTTCACCAACTCTCTCCTGTAACCCCTAACACGGGTTATAGGCT